ATATGCTCAGACATAGGAAGGAAACTTACTCCCGACATGGTAGAGAAGTTCTTATAAACAAAAGCACCAACCTCTAACCACTCATCTTCTTTAACACTGACAGTGATTGAAGGCTTATGTTCGCACCAGTGTTCAGCATAGATACTCCAGATATTTAGATGATCAACAGCAGACATATCGTGCCTTGTTATTGCACCCTTTGGTGCTTTAACTGGGAATGAAAACACTGCTGTTGTCTCTGGCTTTTTATTCTCATCTTCAACAGGGAACCCAGCATCAGTCATGAACAGAGTTAACGGGTCTTTCTTATCTGCTCTAACTGTTCTAATGTAATATTCAGAATGTCTAGGATGGATACCAGAAGCTGCATCAACCAACTGACTAACAGTACCGCTAGGTTTAACACAAGTGATAGCAGCGGAAGGTTCTATGTTAAATAGAGAAGACCACTTACGATTAGTATGGACTGCCGTCATTCTAAGACTGCCTAATAGTGCAGGAAGACTATCCTTTGTCTTGTTGGCTAACATAGCATTATCCAGTATGCCTGTAAGAGATACACCAAGAAGTCTTTCTTCTTCTGTGTTCTTAGTCCACTGCCTACCCAATCCTTTTAGATCAGTGAAGCAGGATTGAATGGTTCCTAAGATAGTAGCAAGCTCAATCTTCTTTTGTAATGTTTCTGGCGTATCATCTTCTCGTACAACAACCTCACTCAAGTTACAGAATTGCTTAGGTCTAAGGATAATCTCACTGCATGGGTTAGTACCATACTCTATATCCGATTCCCTTCTACCATACTTAGCAGCCTGTGCTTGTGCAGCATTACGATTGAAGATGCCTCTCTCCCCTGACTTACTATCATACAATGAACTCCACTCACGTAAGAAGGAACCTGTATCTAAACCATCTGTATAACAGACAGAGTTGTTAGCAAAGGATCGTTGAGGTTCAGTGTTCCACCAATCACCTGACTTAGCATGACGCATACGATCATCACTAAGATTAGATAGACTGATCAATGCAGACCTACGCACACCACCAACCACAACCACATCAGCAATCTTACACATGAGATCATGACACTCCAGACTATTAAGCTTTCGGCCTTGAGCATTCTTAAACATATTACTGGTGAACTTAAACAGTTCGTTCAATGGTTCAGGCCCACTTGCTCTACCACCGAATGTCTTTAGCTTGGCACCTTGAGGTCTGACCTTGGACATATCCCATTGAGGTAGCTGACCAGCATATAGAAGGTTAATCAGTTCTTTGAATGATCTGAACCATCCTTCCTTACTATCCTGTACAACGATACAGGTTTCACTGGATTCAAACTGATCAGGGATATTAGGAAGTTGATTGATGAACTGTCTCTCCACGCTGAATCCAACGCCTGTTCCATGCATCAGGATGTATAGGCACTCATCGAATGAACGAGGGCTATCAACAGGCAGGTAGCTACAGTTGTAAGCAGCAATATGATTGCGCTCTAATGCAGGACCAGCCGTCATCATAGCCCTCATGCTGGGCATTACCTGCATGGTTATGATGGCTACGTATAGATCAGTATACACTTCCTTTGGCATGATGTAACCATGATTATTTTTAAGGAAGCTCTTGTAGAAATCCAGTAATCTTTTTACTGTTTCTTCCCAGGTTTCTCTACGTGACTCCACTTCAAGCCAGCGGCTGTAACGAGACTGATGTATGAATGACTGGTAGTCTGAAATAAATCTAGGTATCATTTAAAGGTAGCTCCTCTTGTGCTGTTTCAACGGCAGACTTTTCTTGTGCTTGAGCCTGTATTATCCCTTTAATTAGGTTGTCAACTTCTCTCCACGGTTGACGGGAAAGATAATTAACAATATCATTAACAAGATTAATGGGTAGTTCCATATTGTTCTCCTTTAAAATATAACATCACAAGTAACAAACATCACTGCAATGAACCATAACATAAAGAAAGATAAAAGTATAGGATATATCATTGTTTCTTTAACCCTACTTTAAGCATAGAAAGTTCATTGCCTTCAGACCAATGCTGGTTTATCATATGTGTATATGGTATCACGGTATTCAATACTAAATTGTTTTCCTTGATCATCTCTTTAAAATCCTCTATAGGTTTTCTTTCTCTAACATCATATAGTTCCTTCGTATTATTATAAAATCCTTCACCAGATAAATATATTTCTTTATCATTAATACCGACTTCTGATATATACATCGTACTATTTTCTTTTAGATATCCTCCTATGTTCTTATAAAAATCTTTATGTATTTTCCAATCTATATCCGATGGCCTTAAATCTTCTCGCATACGCCCAACAGAATGACTTGTTTGTATATTAACATAATTAGGTGGGTTTGCAACAACTATATCAAACTTTTCCCAAGAGGGAATGTCTTTCATATTATCACTAACGTAAGTTCTAACAGGATAAGAACTTTCTTTTGCCGTCTTTTTTACATGCTCCATAGCCTTCGGGTTTATATCAGATACAACAAGTTCTTCGCATACTCCTTTATGTAGTAACCATAGCCCAATCCAAGAAGGGCCAGCACACCACTCGTATATAGTCTTAACCTTCTGATCCTTTAATAATTTATAAAAGACAGGTGCTAAAATTTGTCCACCACCGTCCAGCTTTGGTTCATAAGAAACAGAAAGAAGCCATGCTAAATAGTCTAGGTCTGCCATATCATACTAAGTTAGCAAGTTTCGGTGGTTCATAGCAGTTAGACTTAATAACTTTACCATCTTCTCTATAGAGTGGATTGCCTTCCTCATCCAACTTAGACATATTCGAAAAATGTACTCGATTGAATGCAGTATCAAAAGACCACCCGTAAGTAACAGCAAACCCAACGCACACATAAACCAGATCGCAGAGTTCTTTAAGAACCTCATCATCATCTTGATTACTAATAGCATACATCAACTCCTTATATTCTTCTTGTATAAGCCTTCTCCTTAAATCTTTTTCACCATCCATTAAAGCAGAAGGCTCTGGATATTTTAACCCTATAGGGTGTTTGAAAGCACGGTGAAAGATATGCAGTTTATCCTGTAAGGTTTCACTTTTTCCCATCATTTTTAACATCCTCTATTAGTTTGCACAGATACCACTGTGCCTTCAACAAATCTTTGTAAGGATTTTCTTTTTCTTTATAACGATATCTACTTACATACTTAAAAATATTTCCTTTCAAGTATCCTCTATACTCATCTGATTCCATACTGTCCCTTATCAAATCAATAGTTTCCATCGTGTTACTATTGTAATGGCTGGGACTATTTACTTCTTCCCATGCAACATCTTCCATCTGTGAGTACTCCTTCCATGAACCCATGTTAATGCTTTATTTTCTTAGGATCAAACACAATAACATTCTCTGAATTTTTAAATGCATCTTCTTTTGTTTCCATATACTCTTCTTCAATAAACTCTTGCCCTTTTTCTACTAGATAATCTAATTCAGAATCTAGCATAGCCATTATACCTTTAACAATAATATTAGAAACATTAAAAGACTCTTCATCATAAGATTGTTCTGAAAGATCAGAAGAGCAAGTGTCTGCTACTAGCACAGAGAAATTTGTTTCATCATCTGGATTAGGAACAAAGATTATATAATGCCTATCACCTTTCAGATGTTGCAATTCCTCACTGTTCTGTCTACCATTCCAACTGTTAATCATTTAGTATCTCCCTTATAAGAATCAAGAAAAAAATCAAAGTCCATTATCACCAGTGGTTTCTGTCTGTTCATTTTTAATATGATAAGAGGTTCCCCTTTTCCCTTGTGTCCTTCTGCTTGAGAGTAAATAGAATAGATACCCTTGAACTTCTCCTGATTCTTACACTCAATCTTAAAAGGATATCTCTTAAAAGCAGCGGGAGAAAGCTTAACATCCATGCCCTGTTCTCCCATGATAGCCCCTTTAATATCATCTGGTTCTAAATCTTGTGAGCAATCAAGAAGTTTAGAAACAACTAAGTTTTGTAAGCTCCTGCCCTTTGCTTTCCTTGATCTAGTGCTTGTCATGTAGCACCTCTTTGAGCTTATGCTCTATGAAATCCGTTGTATCAGGACAGACGCCTCTCATTTTAGTAATGTCTTCTCCTAGAAGAGAGGGGGAGAAAACCACAACAGCCCCTCTTTCTAGGAGATGCTTGACTTGTTTTAAATCTGATTCAAACTTAGGCGCATTAGATTTAAACATCTCATCAAGCCAGAAGGAAGACGGCTCTGATCCTGGTGCCTTCTTCATTCTAATAGAGATGACATTCTCACCAACAAACCGCAGCCCTTCTTGTTTATCATTTCCAGTAACAAGATAGTATACATGCTTGTTAGTATTTACGTCAAGCTCTTTAATGATAGATTGAAATATAATCATTCAAACTCTTCCCCTTCCTCTTCAAGTTCTGTCAACCTACCAGTTCGACGGCTATAATACAGCCTACATGCAGGGCCTGTCAACCCTGAAAATCTATTTTTTATTACACGTACCGTTGTAGTATGCCTCTCCTTCTCATCCTCATGTTGACCATTCCTCTCCAATCCAATCACGATATCTGATAGCTGACCAATAGAAGCTGATCCTCTAAGCTGGCTAAGAGAAGTAGCTGCCCCTTCCTCATGACCAGCGGAGGAGGGCCTACGCAAGTGGGATACCAGAAGTAAACAGATATCTAACTCTTGCACCACTGTTCTAAGCTTGGTCATGATCTCATCAAGTGCCCTTCGCTCATCACCATGCTGCTGATCAGATACGATGATAGATACATGATCAAGGACAATATACTTACAACTCAATGCCTTGGCAAAGTATCTCACCCTCCCCACTATAGTATCAATAGCATTAGAACCAAAGTGATCATAGAAGAATAGCCTATTAGTTCCTAGTGTCTCATCAAACGCATCAACAAATTCCTCATCTTTTGCGTCAGCAAATACATCAGGAAGATGTAATGGTTTATCAACAGCCAAACTCATAATAGATAGCCCCGATCTTTTAGTTGATTCTTCCATAAACATCATACCTATATTATCAGGGGTACTATTTAATATATGATACACCATCTCTTTAATGAACTGTGACTTGCCAAGCCCTGCCCCAGCGGTGATAGTAACAAGCTCACCCATACGAATACCATAGGTTAGATTTTGTAGTCCATCATAAGGGTATGCAATAGCAGGGGTAACTATCCCTTCCATAATATCATCCCACATTTCAGAGCCAGCTATGATACCATCAGGTGTATATGTTTTAGCTGACCACCAATCCTTTACGAACTTACTCTGTTCCTTGTTCAACAGGTAATCATTGGCATCCTTGTATTGCATAGGCATGATCTTAGCCTTGGGGGACAAGACCTCTGCCACTTTCTTAGCTGCCTTGTTACCTGCATCATCATTATCAAAACAGATAACTACATTATCAAATGATGTAAGGAAATCATAGTTCTTTGCAACATCTTTAGCTGCACCAGCGGCACCTGTCTTA